ATGGCTGAGATTGATTTTGATAATGGATCATTTTTAAGAGATTACTATCCTCTCTCTAAGGCAGTGAAGATAATTTCTGAAAAAATAGAAGGGTTTGATATTGATGATTTATTGCATTTAGGAGCAACCTCTACTATTCCAATTAGTTATCATATACCAGAGATGAATACTCTAGATGCATTTCTTGAGCTTGATGAAGAAAAGTTTTTAGCCGGGGTTTTAGATAAAATAAATATGGGCGAAGACGTTGAGGAGGTAAGGATCGATTCATTTACCTCATTATTTTCTCTAAGTCGTCACCAGTTTAATAACGAGGAAGATATTGGGCCATTTAAAGTCCAGTTGAAATCTGATGAGTATGTTGGTTTAGTTCGTTCTCAGATAAGTGGTGTGTGGGATATATCCTCATGGGGAGCTGAACTCTTTGAGCGCTACGGTGAAGCAACTGTGTCTGATTTGGGGTGGTTATATCCATCAACCTTATCTGAAGATGACTCTTTTATTGCAATAATAGCTCATGGAAGTAGAAGGGTAAAATTGTCTGATTTAGTAATTACGGCAGATACTATGAACGGAATTCGTGGAAGTGCAAAAAGAGAAAGGACACAAAAGGCATCACCAAACATATTCGATGGTGCTCATACACGAGAATACCACGCAGCAAAAAGAGAGGCTGTCCTTAAAGCTGCTATTTATATGAAGGAAAATTATCCTAACTTATGCTTAAATAACACTAAGTGGGCTGAGGCGATTCATGATCATGCGTATAAATTTTGGCCGGAAGGTGAGCCGCCTTTAACTATAAAAAGTATTTCTGAGTTATTGGGGAAAGCTTTGTCGTGTAAATGATTAGAATTAAATTACCTGTGTTAGCTGACTCCTCCCGGAGTTAGTGCTAACTCGGGTTTTATATCGTACTTACATGTAACAAACTCCATCACAACACCAGAACAGTTAGGAAAGTGTCCTGCTGAATGTGTTAAGTGGAGGAAGCATGTCAAATACAATTTTTACCCCGCCAACACCTGAGCAACGCCGCACCATTCTAGCCGAATATGGCATTAAGTTTGATCGCCGAATTCGAGAAAATGAATGCTTCGAAATAACCAGTATTTCCCGTTCCCACCGCTGGTATATGGAAAATGAAGGTAAATTCCCGCCACGTTGCCACTTTGGTCGTAATAGTTGCGCATGGCTTTTGTCAGATGTTCTTTGGTGGGTTCGTAACCCACCTGCTGTTGAGAACGTTATCACCCCTTACAACCATAAATCCGTATAGGGGGGGCTATGCAAAAATTAAATGAATTGATTCCGGTTAATCCCGGAAATATTAGCGGCGTGACGGTATCGCTGGTCAGTGCAAAAAAACTCCATGCGTTTCTCGGCGTTGGGCGTGATTTCACCACATGGATTAAGGGGCGCATCAGCCAGTATGGTTTTACTGCTGGCGTAGATTTTACTGTGATTGAAAATTTGAGCGCCCCCGTTTCGGGGAGCGCAAAATATCGCCAACAAATTGCACATGATTACGTAGTCACCATCGACATGGGTAAAGAACTGGCAATGGTTGAGCGCAACGAAAAAGGGCGGGAGGTACGCCGCTACTTCATCAATTGCGAACGCCAGGCAAAATCTGCCGCTAATATCCCCCAGACTTTACCGGAAGCTCTGCGCCTTGCTGCTGATTTGGCCGAAAAGACAAGCGAACTTGAAAACCGGCTGGAGGCCGCTGCGCCAAAAGTTGATTTCGCTGATCGCGTGGCGGAGATCAGCAAGGGTATTTCCATTCCCAACTATGCCAAAGCCGTAGGGCTTGGCCCCATCAAGTTATTCAGCTGGATGAGGCAACAGGGGATTCTCATCAATGGCGGTCAGCGCCACAACCTGCCTATGCAGCGTTATATCGATAGCGGTTATTTTGCCGTTCGCCAGGGAACGTATGAAACGAATGGCGAGGTAAGAGCCTCATTCACAACGATGCTGACGGGGAAGGGTGAGCAGTGGTTAACGAAGAAACTGATCGCTGGTGGTGTATTGCCGGAGGTGCCGAATGCTGACGCTGAATAAAACAAAGGCAGCTTTGCAGAGCTGCCAGTGTTACTACCAAAAACTTAAGCAGGGACAGGATACCAAGGGTAGCGCTGGTGGTCAAAGGATGAGCGCTGCAGAGGCCATGGGAACTGCGCCAATGGCTGGGTTAAAAAGTGGCCTATCCCTAACGCCAGATCTGGTGGAGGGGTATGCGCCGATGCCACACACCCCATCACCTGAAAACTCAGGAGATTATGATCAGCCTTTTGGCTCTATCCCTTGCTTACGCAGTTTATCTCTGCAGGCGTCTTTAACCCACGAACTGAAGTTACCAACCCCTGCAGCTTTGTTGATTTGTTCGAGAAGGTCATCTTCAAAGCGGATATGTTTCATTGTGCTGCCTGAGCGGTCAAAGCCTTTTTTTGTCTTTGCTTGTTGCATTGGTAGTTACCACTGGTGTAAGGTTAATTTGAATGGTAACTACCATTTTATGGTAAAGCAAACAAAAACAGCGAAGCCCGCGGGTGCTACCAACACCAACGGGCCTCTAACCAACAACGTTATTAGGAGTAACGCTATGGCTGGATCACAGCATACCCAAACTCACCCCAAATTTACATGGCTCTTTCTCGCAACCCCTGAGGGCTATCCCGACTGTTCGCCGGTGGTTCTGCGTTTTGACGCTGACACCGAAGCGACTGCCCGCGCTGCCTTTCCAGGATGGGCTCTTGTCTTTGCCGCCAAAATCCGTGCAGAGGCTCCTTGCCGCGTTGCGTTCTTCGACTACACCACCCGCCGTGGCTGGGAGTTCGATAGCTCTGCAGGTCAGGAGATAGGCCATGTTTAAAATCATCGTCACCCACATCAATCACATGACGGGCGTAATCACCACCCGCACCGAGACGCGGCGTTACAAGACCCGCCGGAACGCCGAGAAGGCAGCAGAGAAGATCGGCTATGTCTGCTCACCTGATGGCAAGACCATCACCATGAGTATTAGCGCCGATGTTGTGGAGGTGAATTCATGATCAGGAGAATCGAAGACCTGGATTTTGAAGATGAATTCCGCCGTTTTGATGCACTTCTGTCTGCCAGTGCTGAATTGCATGGTGAGGATCGCGAAGAGAATGAGATTTCCTTCGAGCTACTGGACAAGGTTCTGTTCCGGGTTCGCGAAATACGTGAGGCTTTTAGCAAGTGTGGAGGACGTAATCATGCGTGATATCTACCATCAACTTGTCAAAGTCACTCCAGATTTCGAAAACTATTCGGCGGATTCGCTGGTGGAGTGTCGCAATGCTTGTAGTGACGCTGTTTTTGCGATTACCAGCACGTTGACCCTGATCGGCAACCTCACTCTTAATATTTCTATGTCTGAAGAATACAGCAACGAGGATGCCAGGCGTGATCTGGAGTTATTAGGCTATACCTTACGGCACTTACCGCGAATGGCACAGGCGCTGGAACAGAATAGCGTAACGGCAGATTACGTTCTTAAGCAACGTAAGGGCGGTGTTCAGTGAAAAATGCACCGAATGTAAAGGCTTTACCAAAGGATAAATTTACTGAGGCGATTATCTTTGCCGGTGCGGACGCCTGGAGCCATGCCAAAAGCTGGGAAGAAGGGATGGGAAAACAGGTAGCCGGTGACACGACGCCGCCGGTGTATCTCGGCCCCAAACAACTGGAAGAGCTGGACAACCTGCGCATTGTTGATAATGGCCGCAGGGTGGCTCGGGTCTACCTCGCTGGCAGTATCGAACCGCTGAAGATCAACGCCATTGGTGCCAAGTTGGCGAGCGCTGGGGTAGAGGACGCCAAACTCTATAAGGGGATTCCAGACCGTGATCCGGAGGACTGGCACGACTACCTGAAACGGCTACGCGAGCAGCCGGAAGATGAAGAAAGAGTCGTCCTGCAGCTACCAGTAGTTCGGAGGGAACCGGTACATACAGAGGTAAGTCCTGCACTCAATCAGATGGGCGCAAGTCAACGGGGCGAGGTACTGCTGGCGCATTACGATGGCGATCTGGCTATTCACGCAGACTCGGACATGGTTCACCACTACAACGGGGTGATCTGGAACCCGCTACCGGATAAAGAGCTGCAACGCGAAATGGCGCAGATCTACATCGATGCAGATGTGGCCTATTCACAGAACGCCGTTAAGTCGGCAGTAGAAACCATGAAACTGAGCTTGCCGGTGATGGGCATAACGGCCCGCAACCTCATTGGCTTCAGTAACGGCGTATTTGATACCAGGACGGGGCAATTCAGGGAGCACAGCAAAACCGACTGGCTGCTGATTGCCAGCGAACTACCCTTCAGTCCTCCAGCTGAGGGAGAGACGCTGGCCAGCCATGCGCCAAACTTCTGGAAATGGTTACGCCGCTCAGTAGCCAATAATGAACTCAAGACTGATCGTGTGCTGGCGGCGCTGTTTATGGTGCTGGCTAACCGTTACGACTGGCAGCTGTTCCTTGAGGTTACAGGCCCTGGCGGCAGCGGTAAAAGTGTGATGGCGGAGATCTGCACCATGCTGGCAGGCAAGGCCAATACCGTATCAGCCAGCATGAGAGCACTGGAGGATGCGAGGGACAGGGCGCTGGTGGTCGGTTACTCACTGATCATCATGCCGGATATGACCCGCTATGCTGGCGACGGCGCCGGGATTAAGGCGATTACCGGCGGTGATAAGGTGTCTATCGATCCGAAGCACAAAGCACCGTACTCAACCCGAATCCCTGCGGTGGTGCTGGCCGTCAACAACAACGCTATGACCTTCAGCGACCGTAGCGGAGGGATATCGCGCCGCCGGGTGATATTCAACTTTACGGAGGTAGTGCCGGAAAACGAGCGAAATACGATGCTGGCTGAAAAGATCGAAGGTGAGCTGGCCGTAATCATTCGCCATCTGCTGACCCGCTTTACCAGGCAGGACGAAGCCAAACGACTGCTGCACGAACAGCAGAAGTCAGAAGAGGCGCTGGCTATCAAGCGGGAAGGTGATTCGCTGGTGGACTTCTGCGGCTATCTGATGGCATCGGTAGCGTGTGATGGAATGTTTATCGGCAATGCGGAGATCGTGCCGTTCAGCCCGCGAAAGTACCTGTACCACGCCTATCTTGCATACATGCGGGCCAATGGTCTGAGTAAGCCGGTATCGCTTATGAGGTTCGGTACTGATATGCCTGGTGCAATGTCTGAGTACGGCAAGGAGTACCACAAGCGCAAGACCAAACACGGCATACGCTCTAACGTCACCCTACACGATGATTCAGGGGAGTGGATGCCATCATGTGCAGCTACCTCAGAGAATGGAGGGGGAGAGTAAAGTTATAGATAAAGTGTTCACCAGTATTCACCATGTTAAAAAACTCATTTATTACATGGTGTTAAGGGGTGAACACTTATTTAAGAAGTATTCACCAAAGTATTCACCTGTTCACCTTTTGATTGTTTTTTGCCCTAAAGGGTGAAGGGTAGGGTGAACACTAGTGAATACCTGAAAGAGAAGTATACACCACTTAACAGTATGAATTTGCTGAATAAATTAGCGATGGTGAACAGGTGAACACTTAAACGCATATTTTTAAATTTTATAGCAGACTAAAAAAATAATTGATGGAGGGTAATTATGAACGTTAGTGATTTTATGGAAGAGCCTGAGCTGTTCACACTGCTGGGCAAGAAGAAAACAGCCGTGTGGCGATTACGCAAAGATCATGGATTTCCCAATCCAGTACTCACCCACCCCTCACGCTACAGCCGTAAAGCAGTAATGAAATGGCTTGAGGAAGGTGGCGTAAATAGAATTAATAATTTTGTTGTTTGCACGATAAAATAATGAGGTAAATAATGAAAGTAATTGGCAAAGACAATGGCATTATGAGCGATCTAAAATTTCTCTATAGCGCCGTTGATGAGCTTTCAAATAAAGATGAGATTACAGTGACGGACTTTCTGGCTCTGAGTGCTTTTGTCACTTCTGAAAAGCTTGATCTGGAATCGTACCAGTCTGGGCTGGAAGAAGGTGGGCAAGAGTTATCGAAAGACGCCAGCGCTTATCTCGATCTTCTTCAGAGGATGGCGGCTGATTTATCGTACCCAACCTCTGGCCTTGAGAACGCTATCCATAGCGCACAATCAACGGCGAGCTGGGCTTTTTATCATTGGGGGCTGGATAAAGAGTAATCATTGTATCAGGTATGCAAAAGGCCTGGTTTTCCCAGGCCATTTTTTAAAGCAAACCTAACAGCGTGGAAATACCAGCTCCAACGATACTGGCAACGGTGCTATTTTCCAGTAATTGTTTCAACACTGATTTAGCCTGTGGATCGCCAGATTTAGCCACTTTCTCGACAAGTTCAGTAATACTGATATTCACCAGAATATGATTACTTTCACCTATTTGAACTTGCTCACCACTGACGGAGCCAATATTAAAAGTATTCATGTTCTTTGCTGTCCTGTGTTCATCGGAAGAAAGATTCTCTATTGATAACGTAAGCATATGGGGATGTGTTGTACCTGCGTTTAGAGTTCCATTTTTTAAAATTTTAATATCGACTACTTTAAGTCTTAATTCACTGCCTCCAATTTTTTGAGTTAAAATATCACCTAATTCAATTTGCGGAAGATCTGTATATGGGATATTAACTTGATTTTTATCTGTATTGCGGCTTCCTTTAAATTCTTTACCAGAAATTAAAAAGATATCTGGGTATGCCATTTCATTAAAATCGAAATTCATAAAAGTTTCCTTTCTTATTTTACTTCGTTTAACACACCATTCTTTATGAGAATTCTTACTGTATTCTTAACATTTTCTTTAAGATTGATATGCTGTGATTTTAATACTTTTGCATATGCTATGAGTGAACCATATTGTGCAATCGCTTTGTCCTTATGTATTTGTAGTTGAGTTTCAGCGTATATCCCTTCCCAATGTTCATATTTTTGCAGTAGATCATTATTCATTCTATATGAGTCAATTAATCCCTTTGCAAGAGTATACGTTTTAATAATGCTTTTTCTTAGATCATTGTCTTTTATTCTGCCAAGAAGAAACGCATTACCATTATAAATAGTGAAGAAATCGCTTACGAGCGGATAATAAAAAAGTAATGGAGTGTTATCCTCTAAAGATTCTAATCTTACCCCCATGTTTTCATGATAATTATCAAAAATCGTCTCAATTTCATCATGAATTGATTGTAGCAGGCTAGTTATTATGTTTTTTTCGTTCTCATCTGCAATTCTCTTCTGGTTTTCATGAGCTTCTTTTGTTGCTTTGAAAGAGTAATACCCAGCAATTGCCCCGCCCACTACCGCCCCAGCAATGGTAATAATGAATGTTATGAGATTATTCACGTCTGCATCCTTGAGTGGTCTTGTTACTCATTTTATATAGCCAAAACGAGACTTTGTAAATTATTTGTTCTCATGTTTTCACAGATGTTTGTGACAAAAAACAGGTGTTTACTCATTGATTATTATGTATATCTTGAAGAGTGGCACTCAGACGTGAGCCGCCACTGTCCACCTGGTTTTCTCCCGTTCTGCGAAGGTTTCCTTTCCAGGTGGACATCCCTCCAAGCGCTGGTTTCACGTCTTAACGTTAATTGTTACGGAAACCACTCCATGAAGAAATTACTTGAATTACGCCAGCAGAAAGCCGCACTCAAAACACAGATGCGTTCCATGCTAGACAAAGCCGACACCGAAAAGCGCAGCCTGAACGAAGAAGAGGGCAAAAAGTTCGACGAACTCCGCGCCCAGGCTGATGCCCTCGAAGTTGAAATCATCCGTCTTGAAGCCGTCGCCGACGATCAGCGCAATCTGCCTGGTACTTCCGTTGAAGGTGAGCCAGTAAGCAACGACGAGCTGCGCCACTACATCATGACAGGGGATACCCGCTCTCTCTCCACGCTGGTGCAGGCTGAAGGCGGTTATACCGTTATCCCTGAGCTGGACAAAGAGATTATGCGCCAGTTACAGGATGACAGCGTGATGCGCTCCATCGCAACGGTGAAGACCACCAAAACCAACGAATACCAGAAGCTGGTATCTGTGGGCGGCACTACTGTTAATCGTGGTACCGAAGGAGAGGCACGTACCGAAACCAGTACGCCGAAGATGGAGCGCGTTGATATCAAACTCAACCCGATCTACGCCTACCCGAAAACCACGCAGGAGATTCTCGACTTCTCCGAGGTGGATATTCTGGGCTGGCTGTCTTCTGAAATCGCTGACACCTTCACCGCTACCGAAGAAAGCGACTTTGTGAACGGCGACGGTGATAAAAAATCCAAAGGGTTCCTGTCCTATCCGCGTGCGGCCACCAGCGATAAAACACGTCCGTTCGGCACGCTGGAGAAGATGGAAGCCGCTGCCGTTTCCTCTGATGACCTGATCGATCTGCTGTATAAGCTGAAAGCCAAATACCGCAAAAATGCCGTATGGGTGATGAACTCCAATACCGCCGCCACGCTGCAAAAGCTGAAAAACGGCAACGGGGATTATATCTGGCGCGATCGTCTTGTCGCTGACTCACCTGATACCCTGCTGGGCCGTCCGGTTCAGTATCTGGAAACCATGCCTGATGCGGCTGCGGGTGAAGCGTTCCTGGCGGTGGGCGACTTCAAGCGCGGTTACTTCATCGTGGATCACACTACCGGCGTGCGTACCCGCCCCGACAACATCACTGAACCGGGTTTCTACAAAGTGCATACCGATAAATACCTGGGCGGCGGCGTAGTGGACTCCAACGCCATCAAGGTACTTGAGCTTTCCGGCTCCGGTTCCTGATCTGACGTTTAAGGGGCTTCGGCCCCTTTCTTCCCTCTGTGGAGTCCTCCAATGAAAAATAATGATTTTGAAATCCGTACCTCCGAACTGAGCGCCAGCAACAAAAAGCTGGTGGGGTATGCCGTGCGCTGGAACAGCCTTTCAGAAGTGATCTGGGATGAGTTCCGCGAGCAGTTCGCGCCGGGGGCGTTTAAAGACAGCCTGGCATCCGGTAGCGATGTGCGGGCGCTGTATGAGCATAACTATACTCAACTGTTGGGGCGTACCAAATCCGGCACGCTGGTACTGTCAGAAGATGATACCGGGCTACGCTTCGAACTGACCCCGCCGAATACCCAGCTTGGTAACGATGTGCTGGAGCTGGTGGAGCGTGGAGACATTTCCGGCATGAGCTTTGGTTTTCGGGCGCTGAAGGATGCGTGGGATATCGCCCAGTCTCCTTACCTGCGCACCGTGATCGCCGCCGAACTACGGGAAGTTACCGTTACCTCTATGCCTGCTTACCCTGAGTCTGACGTGGAAATCGCGCATCGCTCGCTTTTCTTCCAACATCCTGAACTGCGCCGCGTTGGCGATAACCGCCGCCGCTGGGCTGACTTAGCGGGGCTCTGATATGTGGAACATCTGGCCCTTTGGCCGTAAATCTGAGCCATCCGAACAGCGTAGCATGACCATTGATGAGTTTCTGGCGATGGCAGGGATTCCAAATACCGGATCAGGCGAATATGTGTCTGCGGGTACTGCGGAATCTCTGCCGGCGGTGATGAACGCCGTGTCAGTTATCAGTGAGGCAGTGGCAACAATGCCCTGCTATCTGTATAGGGTACACAACGATAACGGGCGCGAGGCGCGTGAATGGCTGAGCAATCACCCGGTGGACTTTCTGCTGAATGAGCAGCCTAATGATTGCCAGACACCCTACCAGTTTAAACGCACGATGATGCGCCACTGCCTGCTGAACGGTAACGCTTATGCGGTGATCCAGTGGGGACGCGATGGCCAGCCGCAATCCCTACACCCGTATGCGCCGGGGGCGGTTGTTCCTGAGCGTATCGGAGAGCACCGGTACAAATACACCGTTACTGAGCCATTTACCGGGGCAGTGCGCACCTACCTGCAGGAAGAGATCCTGCATCTGCGTTATGCCACCGACGATGGTTTTTTGGGCCGCTCACCGATCACCACCTGCCGCGAGGCGCTGGGGTTAGGTCTGGCTCAGCAGCGACACGGTGCCAGCATCATGAAAGACGGCATGATGGCGGCGGGCGTGGTTACTACAGCTGACTGGCTCGATAGCGTGAAGGGCAAACAGGCGCTGGACGCGCTGGAGCGTTACAAAGGTGCCAGAAACGCCGGGAAAACACCGATCCTTGAAGGTGGCATGGACTATAAGCAGCTGGGCATGAGCAATCAGGATGCCGAGTGGCTGGCCTCCCGCCGGTTCACCATTGAAGACATTGCCCGCATGTTCAACGTGTCGCCTATCTTCCTGCAGGAATACAGCAACAGCACCTACAGCAACTTCAGCGAGGCAAGCCGCGCCTTTCTCACCATGACAATGCGCCCCTGGCTGGCTAACTTCGAACAGCAAATCAAATCTGCTCTGCTGGTGGCGTCACCTGCACCAGGCATCCGTTATCAGGTTGAGTTCGACTCTGCCGATCTTCTCCGTGCCACTCCAACCGAACGCTACGCAACTTATGAACGCGGTATTAAGAACGGGATCATGAACCCGAACGAAGCCCGCGAACGCGAAGGGATGCCGCCGCGAGAAGGCGGCGACGAATACAGCCAGGCATGGAAGCAGGAAGTGAAGGTCAGTACCGGCTCTGAGAATAAGGAGGATGTGTCATGAGGCCAGGAGGATTGAGACAACGCATCACGATTCAGAATTTTACTACCAGCCGAACGCCCTCTGGTGGGGTAATCAAGGAATGGCGCGACGTTGCGACGGTCTGGGCAGAGGTTAAGGGGATTAGTGGGCGTGAGCTGATTGCTGCGGGTGCCGAAATGTCTGAGGTCACATTCCGCATGTGGATGCGTTACCGCTCTGACGTGACCAGTGCCAGCCGGATTATCTGGAAACAGAAAGGACATGATGCAAAGGCATTTGATATTCAGTCTGCAATTCCCGATGAAAAGGCTACCAGGCTGGAGTTGCTTTGTAAGGGAGGGCTTACGCCGTGAGTGAACTAATTGGGCTTGATGAGGCAAAACTTCACTGCCGCATCGATAACAACGACTCCTATGAAGATGCAATGATTCAGGCATACATCGACGCGGCACTGGAAGTCTGCCAGAAGCATATCGGTAAGCGATTTGATGATGGGCTGGAGTTTACCTCAGCAATCAAAATTGGCTGTCTGATGTATGTCTCCCAGTTATACGAATACCGCACGATGATCAGTGATGTGGAGGCGAAAGAGGTTCCCCTTGCTGTCTCCGCGCTGTGGTCTGTCTACCGTGACGTGGGGGTGTACTGATGCCGTGGCAACCAATGCGCCGGTGCACTGAGCCGGGATGCAACAAACGGGTGAAGTCCGGTAAGTGCGATGAGCACAAGCGGGAAGCCTGGCGGGCGGAGGACTCCAGACGCGGCCACCGTCGCGCCCGTGGTTACTCAGCATCATGGGAGAAGTACCGTGCTCAGTATCTGAAACGTTACCCTCTGTGTGTCGAGAGCCAGAAGCTGGGCCTCTACGTTCCTGCAAAGGTTGTCGATCACATTATCCCTATCGACGGCGGCGATGATGTTCTGTTCTGGCCTGAGTGGAATCACCAGCCGTTATGCCAGACCCACCACAACCAGAAGACCACGCAACAAGACCCCGGCACCAAAGCGAAGCGCAAAGCAGGGCTATACCGGGAGCGGGAAGAACGCGCAGCCCATCGCAATGATTGGATGTATGAGGCCAGCAATGAATGAGAAAGACGTGGTGAATCTGTACCGGTCATTGATGCGCTGCCGCGATGGCTTCATGCAGGGTCGAGAAAGACGCACTGAGCGCCAGCCAGTGAAGCGCATGAGTGAGCGTGACCGGGAGCTGAGGAAATGCTTCCGCAACCGCTGACAGGCCACATGGATGGGATGGGGGAGGTTTTTAGGACAAAACTCAAGGTGCCAGGCACCGCCCCCCTCCTCATTTTTTTACGCACGGCATTTTTTTTGAAAATAAAACGAACAGGAAAACAGTAAGTTATGGCAAGACCACCAAAACCGCCCGCTTACCTTGATGAAATTGCGGCGCAGCAGTGGAAAACAAAAGCGAAGCAGTTGGCGGAGCGCGGTGATCTGACGCCTGCCGACTGGAATCACCTGGAGCTTTTTTGCGTCAACTATTCGATGTACCGCAAAGCTGTGGAAGACCTTGCCACGCGGGGATTCAGCATAGTGAACAGCCAGGGCGGTGAGAGCAGAAACCCGGCGCTGAGTGCAAAGGCTGACGCTGAAAAAATCATGATTAAAATGTCGTCGCTGCTAGGATTTGATCCGGTAAGCCGCCGCCGTAATCCAGTAGAAACGGAAGAGGAGGACGAGCTTGACCGTCTGGAATGATTACGCAAATGCGATAAAAACGGGTGAAATTCCGGCCTGCAAGCGCGTAAAACAGGCCGTGGAAAGGTACTTTTCAGACCTGAATGACCCCCGTTATGAGTTCGATACGGCGACCATAGAGCGGTTTATCGCGTTCTCCCGGCTCTGCCCACACGTCAAGGGCCCGCTACGGGGTCAGTCAATCGAGCTGGAGCCGTGGCAGCAGTTTGCCTTTGCTAATCTGTTGGGCTTTAAAGTCAGGGAGTCAGGACGCCGGAAGTACAGCAGCGCCTTTATTGAGGTGCCGCGAAAGAACGCCAAATCCACTGTGGCCGCCATGCTGGCTAACTGGTTTCTGGTAATGGAGAAGGGCCAGCAGGATATTTACACGGCGGCGGTGAGCCGGGATCAGGCCCGTATCGTATTCGACGATGCCCGCCAGATGTGTTTACTGTCTAAGCCGCTGAAGAAGCGCGTCAATATTCAGGCGCACAAGGTCATTTACCCAAAGAGCAACAGCCTGTTAAAGCCGCTGGCGGCAAAGGCGGCCACCATTGAAGGGACTAACCCCAGCCTGGCGATTGTCGATGAGTACCACCTTCACCCCGATAACGGCGTTTACTCCGCCCTTGAGTTGGGTATGGGTGCACGCCCTGAGGCGATTTTATTCGCCATCACTACTGCCGGGAGTAACGTTGTCTCTGCCTGTAAGCAGCATTATGACTACTGCTGCCAGATTCTGTCCGGGGAGGATGTTAACGATTCGCTGTTCGTTCTCATCTATGAGCTGGACGATGAAAGCGAGGTTGATCAACCGGAGGTGTGGATAAAGGCTAATCCTAATCTGAATGTGTCCGTTGACGCGGCGAAACTGGAATCCACTATCCAGAAAGCGCGGGGCATACCGTCGCAGTGGGTGGAAATGCTGACCAAACGTTTCAATATCTGGTGCCAGGGCTCCACGCCGTGGATGGGTGCCGGGGCTTGGGATGCCTGCAAAGCTGAATACAGCGAGGATGATCTGGCGGGAATGGAGTGTTATGCCGGGTTTGACCTGTCATCAACCAGCGATATTACCAGCGTGAGTTATGCTTTCCCTTTCGACAGGGAGATCAGAATCCTGACCCGCCACTATCTGCCGGAAGCCCAGTTGCTCAACGTCGCCAACAAAAACCGCGCCATCTACCGCCAGTGGGTGAAGGCGGGCTGGATACGCACCACACCCGGCGACTGTATCGACTATGACCGCATCCGTGACGATATCCTGCGAGATGCTGAAACCTTCAATATCCGGCTGGTGGGCTTCGATACGTGGAACGCCACGCATCTGCGTACCCAACTGCAGGGGGCGGGCCTTGATGTAGAGCCGTTCCCGCAAACCTATCTCAAGTTCAGTCCGGTAGCGAAGTCCTTTGAGGTGTTCGTTAACCGTAAGGTGGTGCGCCACCGCGGCGATCCTGTTCTGGCTTGGGCAATAGGTAACGTGGTGATGGAATCTGACGCCAATGCCAACATCAAGCCCAACAAGAAGAAATCCTCAAACAAGATAGACCCGGCGGTATCTGCGTTGATGGCGTTTGGAACCTTCCAGGCTGAGCACGAGGATTTTGCATTTGATATGAGCGACAGCCATAAGCAGAGACTTGCCGACTTCACCGGGATTTAAACATGCTCAAACAGAAGAAGATTGAGGCAGTGATCGACGAAATGTCTCGCCAGTTGGGCCATGAACTTAACGGGCAGGATAGACTACTAATCCGCACTAAAACAGCTTTGGTGCTGGCAGCTAAACAGCGACACCGTCAGCGCATGGAGGCTTCACCCTATCAGTGGAAGAAACCCGAGCGGCGAAGACGCTAATACTGATTTCATGGAGGTGCTGTAGATCATGAGTGGACTTGAGTGCATTCCTTTGGCTGCTTATTGCCTGATGACGGGTGAAACAGCGGAAAAAATTAAAAACAGGGTAAAGTCCGGGATATGGCGACAGGGTACTCACGTTATAAAAATACCCGGCGAGAAGGATTCATGGATTGATTTAACGGAAGTTAACCAGTGGGTTAGAACTCACGCCATACCCTTAACAGATGAAGAGTTGGGGATAAACTGGAAAGCCTTAGATGAGCCGTCTCCAGTTGATAAAGGGAAAAGGAAGCGCTGA